TGCCGTGTCAACGTGAATCATGGTATCGCCCAAGTTCACGTTAAAATTCATTCCTGATAAACGCATGGTTTATGCTCCTAATTTTTTATTTGGACTAACTGTTTATTGCTTAGTTATTGCTTAGTTATTGCCTAGTTACTGCTTAGTTATTACTAAGGTCTAGCGCAATATTTACCGTAATTTCTTTCGGGCTGTTGTATGGGCGCACCACCATGTAAACAACAACACTTTTGTTGGTCGGCCAAACAATGGCAATATCTTCACTTTTAGGTACCGAAATTTCACCCGGAAAAACAGTGCCTAAAATAGTGGTGCTTTTACTCATTTGGCGTAACGGCTTCATAAAGTAGTTTTTATTAAGCTCAATACTGTTAGGGGTAGAATTTAAAGCGCGGTTACCAACACGTTGAAGTGCCAATACGCGCACTTTTCGGCTCGCTTTGTGTACGGCTCGTAAATGTTCTAAATATTGATAGTCACCGCCATCAGCATCAAGCGTGGTGGCATCACTCCAGTAAACACCGTCAAAATCAGCGTACCACTGCGGCACACTAAAGCGTGCGGTTGCTAAGGTGTTTAATGTAGCCAATGATAACGGCTCATTTGTGCTATCAACAGGTGCTACGCCAAGCCCTAATAAACTGCCTGTTTCCACTCTTATAGGGCTATCGGCAACACTAACGCTGCGGTTACATAATCGACCTGCTAAAACACCAACATTATTCCCATGTAACTGAGGTACTGGCACCGCTAAATGCTTGGCAACACCGTCTTGTAAGGCTGCGGTTGCCGCTTCGTATTGCGGCCATGTTTGTGTGCCTGTATCAATGCCTGGTACGGCAACTAAGCCTGAAACAAAACGGCCAAGCTGTGCTTGCAAGCTAAACAAATGATCATGACAAGCTTCAATATCTGCTTTTGCTGTTTTGTTGTCACAAAATACAATCATCTCAAAGCTTTGCACTTCGTTGGCTTTGTCTATGGCGTCAAAAACATCTTCCACGGCCGCCAATGGGTATACTGCGGCTGTCCAGTTTTGACCGGCATTAAGTTGCGCAGCAATTAACTGATTGCGTAAATTACTGTCGGCAAACGTATCGGCTAAATCTGTTTGCGCGTTAACGCTAAACAGTTGGCTTTCTTCGCTATTGTTCCCAGCCAAACCAATAAATAAAAAATGACGCTCTATTTCAGCCGTGTCACCTTGTCCTAAATTCAAATTGTTAACTTGCACTTTACCTAATGGCATAGCTTTATCCTCTTTTTTACCTATGAAAGGTTGTCTAAAATTTTAAATAATTCATCTTGTACATCTATTGCCATATCACCTAAAAACGCTCTAGCTTCTACGGGTATTTGCCAACTTTGTTTACTTTTTTTCTTTCTGAATGTTCGCAAAAGAAAGCCTGCTTGACCTATAGTGAAACGTTCCATTATTTCTTTAATGGTGCCTTTTCTAGAGCCTTTGCCTTTTTTACGCTTTACTTTATATCCCACCGACCTTAAGGCTATAGCCTGCCTATTAGTACATGGTGCGTCATAGTCTGGGGTGCCGTTCTTTTTTTTCATTCGGCTAGCGGTCATGGTTTCGCTTACACCCTCTTGGTGCATAGCGGCAATACGGCCAGTTAATTTGTTTTTATGCTTCAGCTCTAAGCGATTGCTGCTTTTTACATAAGGCTCTAATGTTCGCCCCAGTTTTTTTAACATTTTGGCTTTTTTGCCACTGGTTCTTGGGCTAAACTTTTGCCCTGTTACGGTGCGCTGATCTCTAATGCGTTTACGCGCTTTAGCTCGTTCGTAACGGCCTAATGTTTTAAGTACTCTTACCCGCTTTTTTTTTGGTAAAGCCAGTAAGTTAAGTTGTTGTTCAAGGTTTAAAGCCTGTTTTTTATTCGGCTTAATCACTAAGCTCATGTATCACCCTGAGCGTTTACACTTACGTTCACATTAATGCTTTCAGCAATATACATTGAGTCAAGCGACACGTTAAAGCGTTGACCGTTAAATATTATTGGCCCTTGTTCATGCGGTATTAAGTCAATGTCATCAATCAGCATTACTTCAATTAAAATAGTGGCGTTGTCATTGCTGATAACTTCAATATCTAATTCAGGGTCTTCTAAATCGTGTTCATCGCGTGGCCAGTCACTATCAAGCAAAAAGGCAGATACCATAGCTAATAAATTGTAAGGGTCTATTTTTCGGTGAGGAAATTTTTCAATAGCAATTACCGCGCTATATTTCCACTTAGCCACTTGAAAACTACCATTACCGTTATCACTACCATTTAGCACTAAGGTGCCGCGTTCTTGCCATGCATCAATATCGTTAGCTTTTATAACGGGGCTTAAACTCGTTAATAAAAAAGCGGTTAATTGCTGTAATTTTGTTTTAGTTTCAATACTCATATTGACTGAACCCCTGCACGGCCAAGGCCAAGCAATAAACGAATGCCGCGATTTGAATGCGCTAAAATAATGCTTTGTTGGTCATGATCTTGTGCTTTGTTATTACCCACATTTTTTTGATCAACAGCTGAGAAATAACCCATTAAATCTGCATGAGAACGAGCATAAACCGCACCGCGATAAATACTTTGTTGTGGCTCGTTAAACTCAGGTACGCCATTACCTGTTTCAAAAGAAAGTGTAAAAGGGGTGACATCCGTGTCTTTTCGCTTCATGAAAAAGGAAATTATTTGCTGTTGCACTTCGGCAACACTGCGGTTAAGTGAGTCGCTAAGTGTGGCTTCTTCAAAATATTCAGGTATGCGCCTATGCTGCCTAAATTCATTGGTAGAAAGTGCAGGCCATCCGCTATCGGCATCAATAGCAATATTTGCTTGTTCTGTTGCTTCAAAACCAAAGGTCATGCTTTGTACTCACTTAATGCTATTTACATAAGGTAATAGGTTCAGTGCAGTTAGCGTCAACGTGGTTATTAATGGTCGCCCATTAAACACTCGGCTAGTGCACTGGAGGGTTGAGAGTCGGTACTTTTAAATAATTACTGTGCGTTTAACTCTTCTAACGCTCTAATTCTCATTGCTATTCTGCTGCGCACGGTTTTAACTTGTGCATGTTTATGCAGCAAGGCAGCTTTTTCTAAAAACGCATCGGCCTGACGTAACCGCTTGATACTGCCAACGTGGGATGGTGTAATATCGCCATTTTTGGCTCTAAGCAGTGCAAGCCCTGCAAATTTGTAATACTTAGCGGTAACTTGCTCGGGTAGTTTCCACTCATTAATGACACGTTCAAACACTTGCCCAAAATAGGGTTCGATACTTCTACCATGTTCAGCTTCAGTTTCTGCCCAGTCGAAAATAGTGTCGGCAATAAGTCCTGGCCATTGTCGTTTGATGTTTGGTGGTGTTGGCTGTTGGTGATCAATGGCAAGAAATGCGTACTCAAGCCCTTGGCTAAGGTTGGAGACATCGAACAACCACAAAGTACAATAACTGAAAAGAGGGTTGTCATACGTTTTGCTATTTTCATTTTTATTATCACTCTCTAATGTTGATAAATACTCAGCTACTATAGGTAGCCACTTAGGCAGTAGCACGTCACGTTTGTGCGCTACCTTATCGCTTCTACGAGCAAAGCCTTTTAACCGTTTTAAGTCAGCTTCAAGGTCTATAAGCTGCAAATGCAAACTAGGGGCATATTGTGCATTGCCCGATCGGCTTACTTTTTCTAAGTCTTCTTTTGCTTGCTTGCTTTCTCGCCATTGGAGGATTTTTGCGCCCCCTCTGATGGCTTTTTTATATCGCTTGCCGCTTCTTTTAATTCTTCGGTAGCACTAACAATGTCACTGGCTGAATACGCTAAGTCGCTCGCGGCATCTTCAACGTTGCTTGCTGCGCTATTCACGTTTTCAGCACTGTTTTCAACATCGCTAGCAGCACTTTGAACAGTGTCAGCAGTATTTGTTAGTTCGGCTGATAGTTCGGCTGATAGTTCGGCATTTTTATCAATGGCTTTTTCTACTTGCGGCTTTTGCTCAACTTGCTTTTTAAGTTGACGCTTTTTAAAACTTTGAATAACCGACATGGTTTAACTCCTAATTTTTAGGGAAAGCCACCCTAAAAACAGTTATTTATAGGGTAACTTATATTGATTTAGCGAAT